CTGGCGACCCCGCTATTTTTATAGTCAGTCTAAAAAATTTTTTGGGGTGTTCAATTCATAGAGGGCGGGCAAGGCGGGGAAAAATCAAGAGTGCCAACGGATAGGAGGGTGTCAACGTGGCAGAGAAAAAAACGACAGCAAAAAAACCGACTTCAAAAACGGCAACGAAAACGGCAACGAAATCGAGAGCCAAAAAAGAGGACGGCGTTTTAGTTTGCACAACGGCGCACCTCTCCAAAATGTTCGGCATATCGGAACGGCAGATTTACAATTTGATTGAAAACGGCGTAGTAATCAAGATCGGCGCGAACAAACTTGATTGTGTGCAGAGTGTTGCGAATTATATCAACCAAATGCGAAAGCAAGAGGAGTTAAAAAACCAACGCCCCGAACAAATCAAGAGTATGACGGAGGCCGTGAAATTACAGCACGAGAAATTCAAGACGAGAAAAACCGAGTTGCAGGTATTGCAGATCGAGGGCAAGATGCACTATGAGGAAGATGTAAAAGCACTTTGGAACGGTAGCATCACGGCGGCGAAATCCCGCTTGCAATCAATCGGCGTAAAGTTAGCCCCGCAGTTGAGAGGGGAAACGGACGAGGGCGTTATACAGGAGTATATTGACCGCGAAATATACGATGCGTTGAAAGAGGTGTCGGAATATGACCCCGCAGACTATGAAACGGACTTTACCGCATACAGCAAAGACGAGGGAGAAGATGATGAATGAGCAATCCTCAACAGCAATCGTAAAAACACCGAGTGAGATCAAGCGAGAGGAAAGCCGCCAAAACACGAAGCGACTTTTCAAGCGGCTTGGCAAGGCGTGGGCGTTGCCGCCGAAAATGCTTGTATCGGATTGGGCTGATATGTACCGCCGCTTGTCTGCTGAAAGTTCGGCAGAGGCGGGGCGATGGAGAACGAGCCGCGCGGAGTATCAAAGGGAAATGATGAACGCGGTAAATGACCCAAAGGTGAAAAAGGTCGTGTATCACACATCGGCACAGATCGGTAAATCGGAGTGCCTAAATAACATACTCGGTTATTATATGGACTACGACCCCGCGCCGATTATGTTCATACAGCCCACGGACAGCGTTGTTGCGAGTTATTCAAAAGACCGTATCGCGCCTATGATAAGAGATACCCCCGTTTTGAAAGACAAGATCGTAGAGCCGAAAAGCCGCGAAAGCGGAAACACGATTAACTATAAAAAGTTTATCGGCGGCTACCTTGTGTTGATCGGTGCTAACGCTCCCTCACAACTTGCATCAAGACCTATCCGCATAGTGCTTGCCGACGAGATTGACCGCTTCCCCGAATCAGCAGGGGCAGAGGGCGACCCTCTTGCATTGGCAGAGGTACGACAAACGACCTTTTGGAACAAAAAGACCGTAGTTGCGAGTACACCCACAATCAAGGGCGCAAGCAAGATTGATGCGGAATACGAAATGAGTAGCCAAGAGGAGTTAAATATTGCCTGTCCTCATTGCGGCACATATCAGCCGCTTTTGTGGGCGCAACTAAAATTCAATCATTTCAAGGAGCAAGAGAACGGCAACGGCAACAAATTTGAACTGCTCGGCTATGCCTGTAAAGAGTGCGGAATCATTGACAGCGAGATTGCGTGGAAGAAACAGCCTATCAAGTGGATTGCTAAAAATCCCGATGTAATAGATATTCGCGGATTCCACCTTAACGCTTTGGCCTCCCGTTGGAAAACGTGGGAAAGCATTGTTGACGATTTCCTCACGGCGAAAAAGAAAGGGCGCGAGGCATTAAAGGTATTTGTCAATACGATGCTTGCGGAGTCGTGGGAGGAAGAAAGCGAGGTTGACTTTAACGATCTGTTAAGCAAACGCCGACAATACTATAACTGCATTATCCCGAAACAAGTGCTTGCGTTGACTTGCGGCGTGGACGTACAGGACAACCGCCTTGAATATGAGATAGTCGGGTGGAGCGAGGGGAAAACGAGTTGGGGCATCAAGTACGGTATTATTCTCGGAGACCCCGCGCACGAGGAAACTTGGGCGAAACTTGACGAGGTGCTATTCTCAAACTACACGCGGGAAGATGGCTTGCAAATGCACATAATGTCAACGTGCATAGATAGCGGCGGCCACAAGACACAAGAGGTTTACGAGTATTGCCGCAAAAACTTCTTGCGGAACGTGTACGCGATCAAGGGTGTTGGCGGTAGTGGTGTGCCGTTTGTTAAGATACCGAAGAACGTAAATGATGCGGGCGTGTTCCTGTTCAATATCGGTGTTGATGTTGGTAAGGACACATTGTTTTCTCGGTTGAAAACCGCATACGAGAACGAGGCGGGCTTTTGCCATTTCCCGATAGAGAGTGATAAGGGATATGACGAGGATTATTTCAAGGGGCTAACATCGGAGCATAAGATCACCAAGTACACAAAGGGGCAAGCGCGTATTGTTTGGGAGAAGCGTTCCGACAGAGCGCGGAACGAGCCGCTTGACATACGCAACTATGCCACCGCCGCACTTGAAATAAAGTGCGTTGGTTTGCCTTACGATCTGTTAGAGCATCTTGCAAAAATGAACAGCGAATACAAGGGAGAGCCGTCGGCGGCAAATGCAACGCCGCAACCGCAAAACCAACCCAACAGACCAAAAATAACGGCTCAAAATCAAGAGCAACAACGAAAAAAATCAAACGGAGGTATTAGATTATGACGGGAAAAACAGCAGTACAAGCCGTTCTTTTCGCGGAAACAGGGGCGGTTAAGTGCGGATATTGCGGGAAAACTTTATGTTTTTTGGAAAAAAATCCAAAAAAATACAAAAAACCTATTGACAAAAATAATTATTTTGCTATAATAAATTTAAAGTGTTGCCGATGTAGCAACGAAAACACCCTTTATGTTTGAGGGTATTATCAAAATAAGAGTGCCTATGAGCACCAAATACACCCGTTTTTATTCCTTTCAACGGCTGTATTTGGTGCTTTTTGTATTTTCAAGGGGGAGGATTGTATGAACAAAGCGGCTGAACGGCTCAAAAAGAGAATAGAGAACACGGAAAAAGCCCTTGATGCTTACTATGAGGCAGAGATTGCCATTGTAGGCGGCGCACAATCCTATTCCGTTGGAAGCAGAAGCCTCACGCGGGCAAACCTCGCGGAGATTAGAAAGAACATCACAGCCCTTGAAAATCTGTTGGCAAACCTTGAAAGCCAACTCAACGGCAGAGGGAGAAACAGAATGATTAAGGGCATACCTATTGATAGTTAAGGAGGGCGCGATTTGGCAAAGAACAACAACAAAGTCAAGTTGAATGTTATTGACAAGATTGTATGCGCCGTAAATCCCGTAAAGGGCGGTCAACGATTGGCCGCACGGTATGCACTCCAAGCGCACAAGCAATTTGTGAATAGTGGTTACGATCTCGGAGGCGCAAGCGGTACTAAATCGTGGGCGCGTGATTTTGTCGCAGAGAGTAACAGCCCGCAAGAGGATATAGACCAACACCTCAAAACATTGCGTGAGCGTTCCCGCGTTATGGAAATGACAGCACCCCTCGCGGCGGCGGCTGTAAACACCACGGCAACAAAGACCGTAGGAAGCGGGCTTTATTTGAAGCCCTGCCTTGATTATGAATTTCTCGGAATGACGAAAGAGGAAGCCGAGGAATGGGAACGCAACACGGAGCGCGAGTTTGCGCTGTGGGCTGAAAGCAAACATTGCGATGCAACAGGCGTACATACCTTTTACGAAATGCAAGAACTCATTTTCCGAGGTATGCTTTCAAATGGTGACGGCATCGGTCTTATCAAGTACAGGCCGCCCACGCCGTTTATGCCTTATGAATTGCGGCTACACATCGTCGAAAGCGATAGACTTTCAACACCCTTGTATTCCTCAAAGAATACGGAGCAATCTTTAAATTTCACGCTTGTAGAGGGCATAAACTACAAGAACAATAACCGCATCATTAACGGTATTGAGATTGACGATGATGGTAAGTTGATCGCTTACTGGATTTGCAACAGATACCCCGATGAATTTAGGCGGCTACACCAAGAGGACAAAAAGTGGGTAAGAATTGAGGCATACGGAAAGCACACGGGCAATCCGAACGTGCTACACCTTTTCACGGCAACACGCGCAAGCGCATACAGAGGAGTACCGCTTCTCGCTCCTGTTATCGAAAGTCTAAAACAGTTGACACGATACAGCGATGCCGAGATTATGGCGGCGGTTGTTTCGGGAATGTTCACCGTGTTTGTTAAGAGCAACGGCGCAAGTTCTCAAAACCCTTTCGGCGCGGGTATGCTTAACCCCTTTGCGGTTAATGGTATGGCAACTGGCGGCGACGAGGAAACAGCCCCCACGCACAAGAGATCAACCGCAGACGAACTTGCAGTTGGTAACGGTGCTATCGTCACCCTTGAAGATGGCGAAGATGTAAGCATAGCAAACCCGACAAGACCAAACCCGAATTATGACGGCTTCATTGTAAGCGTGTATAAGCAGATCGGCGCGGCGTTGGAAATACCTTACGAGGTATTGTTAAAGTCCTTTAATTCCAGTTACTCGGCAAGCCGTGCGGCATTGCTTGAAGCGGCTGAAATGTTCAAGAAGCGGCGCACGTATTTGCAAGACGATTTCTGCCAACCCGTTTATGAAATGTTCCTTGCGGAAGCCGTTGCAAAAGGCCGAATTAAGGCAAAAGGATTTTTCGGTGATCCCCTTATTCATAAGGCGTGGTGTTCTGCCAAGTGGAACTCTACCGCGACAATTCCCGTTCTTGACCCGACAAAGGAAGTACAGGCGGCAAAAATGCGCGTAGAGGAGGGCTTCTCTACGAGAGAGCAAGAAACCGTTGCACTCAACGGCGGCGACTACAAGAGCAACGTGGAACAACTCGTGCGGGAAAATCAAAAACTCACCGAGGCGCGAAACGCTCTTGTTGCACTTGCCACGGATAAAGCCCCCGCGCAAAGCGACCAAAAAATTACAGACCTTGAAAGTCAAGTCGAGGAGTTAAAGGAGGATAGAAATGCCCAACGAAATTAAAAAGTTTTGGAAATTCGTTAATTTGAATGACGATGAAACAGAACTGCAACTTTACGGTGATATTGCATCGAGAAGTTGGTTTGAAGATGATGTAACCCCGAAACAGTTTATAAGCGAATTCAAAGCGGTGCAGAGCAACAATATCTGTGTACGCATCAACTCTAACGGCGGTGATGTGTTTGCCGCAAATGCAATCGCGGTAGCCCTTGAAGAAGCGGCGCAGGGTGGAAAGCACATTACTTGCAAGATTGACGGTATTTGTGCTTCTGCCGCCGTGCGTGTGGCTCTTGCTTGCGGTAAAATCTGCATCGCAAACGGTGCTTATATGATGATACACAAGCCCGCAAATGTTCTTTGCGGTTACTACAACGCAGACGAAATGCGGAAGATGGCAGATACCCTTGACACAATCCAAAGTGGAATTGTTGAGGCGTATGCGGCAAGAACAGGGCTTCCCGAAAAGGAATGCTCAAAACTTATGGATAAAGAAACTTGGTTTACCGCAAAGGAAGCCGTTGAAAAGGGCTTTGCAGACGAAATCCTCTTTAGCAACGGGGACACCGAAGCAGAGGGAGAAGCAACGATTGACAGGATTAAAACCGCATTTGTTGCATCGGCGGTAGCAAGCGATTATCACAATGTGCCAAAAGCCTTGAAAGAGGCATTTGCAAATAAAAACAATCAAAAACAGGAGGGAAACAAGTCAATGGAAATCAAGAACTACGAAGATTTGAAAAAGGCATATCCCGACCTTGTGGCAAGTGCCGAGAACAAGGCGAGAAGCGAGGGCGTGGAGAATGCGGTTGCCGAGGAGCGTAACAGAATTAAGGCACTCGACGATCTCACAGGAAAGATCGACGGTGCTTTGATTAAGAATGCAAAGTACGGCGACACCAAAATGACCGCAGACGAGGTTATTGTCAAGGCATTCAAGGAGGAAAAGATGCTTGGCAACGGCTATATGAACGCGGCAAAGAACGATGCC